GTCATCGATGTGCCGATCATCCTTCCACTCGTACAAGAATGGATTGGCAACGTCATCGAGTATATCCCAATCGCCTTCAACGAATCGCTTGTACTGGACCGGAGGAAGTTCCTTAAGTGACTCAAGGTATTCTGCCGGGATGTGAGGGTTGTCCGTGATCTTGGATGGGATGTAACTCCATCGCTCCGGAAGACTGTTGTCTCGGTAACGATCGTAGATGATTGTCTTCACCCAGTTGTTCGCCGGGTTGCATGTGGCTAGGCAGACGATTGGAGGCTTGCCATGCGCTTTGTTCCAACTGCCGATGCGTTCCTGCACCTTGTAGAAGGTTGGCTCCTGCAGTTCGTTCACCTCATCGAGCCCGGCGCCATTTACCTCAAGTCCTCTGAATCGGTTGAGGTCCTTGTCCTCGTCGAATGACTCGGCCATGAATATCAACTCGCTGCCATTGTTGAACGTCACCACGTTGGTGTCTCTGTTCCAACTTCTGATGTGGGCGTTGAGCCCATCATTGAGCAATCCAGTAAAGCTTGGGAAGGTTGTCCGCTTAAGGTCCGGAAGACTCTTTCGGATGATTACCCATCTTGATCCGCTGTATTGTAGCGCGAGATGGCTGATGGTAAGAAGCAGCCAGTAAGTCTTGCCTCCACGAATCGCTCCTCCAAAGACGATGACGCGCTTGTCACCACTTATCGCCTGGTCAAATGCAACAGTCTGCGTCTCGGTTAGCGTGTAACTCATTCACTCTTTGGCTCTGTCCGTATGATAACTAAAGGCTCGGTGCTTGTGATGTTGGTGTCTGTCGTTTGCTTAGGCTTGCCATAGCCGCGATCGAGCAGCATCTCTGCCGCCTTGATATCGCCCTTGAGCGCCTTAGCTTCAATAGCCTTAAGGATGCGCTCGGCTGTCGTTAGTCCGTTCTTCTCATCGCCAAGAATGTCAGCCATTAACTTACTCAGCTCCGGCAGTTTACGTGGGCGCCCATTGGGGTTGCCCGACTTCCCTTTCTTGAACTTATGTGGCTCTATGTTTTCCGGTTTTGGCATCGCTGTTTTGTCGTTGTTTAAAACAATTCCGCTTTTGCGTCGGTGTTTTCCTTTATTTTCAGCACTTGCTCCTCGTTGTTGTCAAAGTGGAGGTCGATGCCAAGTCGCTTAATTGTCTTCCATTTATCCTCACCATTTGTGAAGTAAACCTGAAGCCTTGAGATGCCCAGTTCTTTGGCAATCTCATACACTCGTGTGCTCATCGTGCTCTCGTTCCGAGCAGTGATGATATACAATCGGTCACCTTTAAGCAACTTCCTGCGAGCAAGAGCCATGCCTCCTGGAGTCGTAAGCACTCCATCAAAATCGAATGATACTTTCATCGCTTCAGTGTAAGGCAGTTTTGATAGTCCATCTCATTCAACTTCAATCGCACAACTTTGTTCTGCATAATTACATCTGCAGTCTTGTATCCTTGGTCTGTTTGTCGCACTGATCCAATTAGGAACTCGTTAGCTACTTCCATCTGAATGTCTTTGGAATCTTCCAAGATACGAGCCATCGTCTTAAGCTTGAAGCACACCTCAACGTCTTGAACGGAACCAGTTGGCGTAAGGTATCCAACAAAGGTATCGTTAATGTTCCGGAAGTATCCGCTTCTCCAGCGATTGGCAGTCTTGCTCATTGCGATTGATTTTGAATTGATGAAGATATTCGTAAACGAGTCTCTTGACTTCCTCTTTCTTACTGGAGGGAATCCTCAAGGTGATGTTGATGGTTGTCTCGCCATACTTGAATGGTGGTCCTGCACCTTCGCGCTTACCTCCTCGGCGTTCAATCTTCTGTTCCATTACCTGCAAATATAGGCATTAGTTTTTGATTGTGCAATTTAAGCACAACCAACCATCTTGCACATCGCGCAAGATAGGATCTGTACACATGACTATTGGGCTTGGCATTGATCAAATGCTGCCTGAAACTTTCATGTGTACGTTTAGTCGAGTGATAGGTTGAGCACCCATCGACAATAGATCCTTCTATTGGCGAGTATTCATTCATCGCCTTGATAATCTTCTGCTCGGTTGTCATTAGTAGGCAATGGTGCAGTTGGTGGAGACAGTCACTTTGATGTTCCCGGATGTTGAGGTAAGCTTGCCATTCATCGACTTGATGAAGTTCTTAGCATCCTTGTTGGAGATGTCGCACTTCTCAATATCGGTGTACTGGACACTTGTCGATGGTGCTCCGAACTTATCGTAGGTCGTTGTGCTCTGTGAGCACTTGAAATTGTGGCAATCCTTCTCGCAAGAAGTCATGGCCATTAGTAGTGCGGAGATGATGATTAGGTTCTTCATGAGTTGATTATTTTTAGGAATTCGGTTTCTGATCTTACGATGTGGTACTCGTGTCCGAGTGAGAGGCAGAGCTCTTGGAACTTTACCTGGTGAGGTGACTGTCTTCCGGTTTCGGTCTTCCATTCAATCCAGCATGTCTTGCCTTCGGCCTTCAAGAAGCACATATCTGCAACTCCTGCCATGACACCCATGGCTTTGTTCATTGCTCCTTTGATGCCATTGATGCTGTTATTATTGATGGCAAACACTCGTCCTCTTAAGTCTGGGCGCGCGTTCCATAGGTTTTGGAATGCCTTCGCCTGTGTTGCAACCTCGCTCATCAGTGGACAACTTGACAACCTTGAAGTTGTCCATTTTGAGTAAGTTGTCCACGCTGTGCGCTATGGTGCTGTAGGCGTTGCTGCGTTTTGGACAACCTTGCCCAAAAAAACGCCCTGTTACTAACACATGTGTGTGTGTGTGTGTGTGTGTGTGTGTGCATGTGTATATCTGTATATTATTACATTTTTAGGGTGTAAGTTGTCCAAATCGGCTGCGCTCTTACTTAGACAATGGTTTCGAGTGGACAACTTGCTCAAAAGTAAGTTGTCCAAGGTTGTCCAATTACATCGGATTTCGGGTTATGAAGTACATCGTCACCTTTGATTCACCTCTCACCTTGCGGTCTTTTTGGTATCCAAGGGTGCTCAGCAGTGATCCAATGCGCTGCACGTTTAGGTAGTTCAGCTTAGTGTCAACCATGAGGTACTGTTGTATTTCGGTGAGTGACATCCACTCGCCATAGCTTGATGTAGCTCCTGGTGAAAGCTTCTTATGGATAAGGTCCTCTTCCGGAGTGGAGTGCTTGAATGTATCGGTCGACTCGTTGAGGAGCGCTATTTCATCGCGGAGGATGGTGTAGTCGAATCCTGAGCAGTACATGGCATAGAGCTCGCGCCATAGGGCTGTCTTGTCACATTGGTTGTACATCTTTTGGTCGATGTCGATGATGTGGATGGGCAGCTGCCTTCTGTTGCCAGTGGGATCGTTAAGTATTTGGGTCTCGTTTGATGTCCCGCAGAATACGGCGAGCCTTCTAAGGTCGACGGACACGCGGCCATAGGGCTCTCGCACGTTTATGAATTCTTTCGAGGTCAGCTCCTTGAGTCGCTTCTCTTCCTTCTTGGACTTACCTCCGTACTCGTCATCGCAGATAATCCACTTCTTGCACATCTGAATCTCGTCATCCTTCCCGGCATCCATCTTAGACTCGGCATATAGATACCTCAACTCTTTTGGAAGGAGGTATCTGAACCAGTGCGTCTTTCCGGTTCCTTGGCGCTCGCCTGAGAAGATAAGCACCAGCGGCGAGTGATTACCATAGGCCGATGCTACAACTGATACTAGCCATTTTAGGATCCACTTGTCGGCATTTGGCGTGTCGGAGTTGATGCTGTTAAGCAGTAGTGTGATGTTAGGACAGTCATCTTCTGTGTGAAGGTTGTTCTCGAAGAATTGGTGCAGAGGGTTATAGGTCTCAATGCGATTCGAGAATAGGATGGAGGTGACAAGGTCCTTGTTGGACTCTTTGAAGATTGCCTTCGAGTCCAGGAAGATGGAGTTGATGTCGCTATCATCAATGGGCCGGCCATTGAGTTCTACGTTGCGCGTGATAAGATTCTTGCGCAAGTCAAATGTGTTGATGTATGCGGCAATATCTGCGCTTACATTCTCCGACTTGAATTTAATATCCTTGCTTACTATCTGCTCAACTATCTCTTTGCTTTCGGCTGCTGATATGCCTCCATGCTTCTCAAGAGTTTCGATGATGGCATCAGAAGAAAGGCCGGCTGCTCTCTGCGAAGTTGCTGAGCGCATTATCGACTTGGTCTGCTCAGAGTAGATGTCGATGGCGTTCTGCTTAGCTAGGTAGTAGATGGTCCCGATGGATGACTTCTTTGTCTTAGACTCGCTGTGGTTCTTAAGGCATGCGGTGTACTGGGCATCGCAATCTTGAGAGTTATACTTGGAGGAGTGAGAAGATAGCGTGTGGAAATAGTCGCGCCCTTGCTCTCCAAATTCGCTAACTAGCGCGTAGGCTATCTGAATCCAATCGGAGTAATCCTCGCAAAGATTTAGGCCCTTCTTATCCATCTTATCAATCATGGCATCGAAGTCATTCTTGATGACAGCAACCTTGGCTGCTTTGAATTCCTTCTTTTTAGGTAGGTACTTCTTGAAGATGGCGGCCTTGCTGTTGATTAGCATCCAAGGATCGTAGGAGATAAATCGCGCTCTGGAGACATTCTTACCGGACTGATCAACGATGAGCTGATAGTTGTTGTATAGGTAAGAAGCAATGCCGTTGAATGCATCTATGTGGCGAGTTCCATCGATGCGCATAATAAGGCACAGTCCTTTTCCGGATATAGACGTGAATGATGCGTAGATGTATTGATCATCGGCAATAAGCTTCTTGGTGTCTTCCGGGTTCTCAAGATTGTCCAGATCAATGGCGATGAAGTTGGAGTGCTTTCTTAAGGCATCGTCCTTACGCGCGGAGAATGAACCACTGACTGTTACTAGTGGAGCAGTCTTTTTTTTCAGATCCCTTATCTCCTTGTTAGGAGCCGCTCTTACTTCGAGCACTATGTCTTGCCACTTCCCGGAGCGAACTCCTTCGAGGAAATTGTCTATTTGGATATCGGTATCTTGCGAATCGTGTACGTTCTTATAGTGTGAAATTAGCATTATAGTGTGTTTTAAGTGATTGTTTAAGCTTGTCATCAACTAGGTCCTTATGGAACCGGTTGAATTTTCTGTTGCGTTCACGACACCAGAGCCTAGCAATTTCATAATTTTTATGCTGAATGTGCAGGAAGTTTTCGGAATTAATTTCCTTAAAGGTCTTCTTTGCAAGCAGAGCAACATGTTCAACAGATATGAAGAGTGAGCGGTACTCCTTGTGGTTTGAGTTCATGGCAATGAGCTTCTTTATGTCGACGCTGTTGGTCATTAAGATAAAGTCCTCAACGCCTTCATCAAGCACTACCTTTCTAGGGAACTCGTATCCGCAAGTGCAAATCATCTTCGAGGTGTGCAGCAGGGCATTGCACTGAGGGCACTCTTTCACTGGCGCCACGCCTTCGCTTGGCTTCTTAGGGTTATGGAATACATGCTCCCAGTTACGCGATTGCGCCCATGATCCATGGGTGAGGCAATTACCTCCAAGGTCTATGATGGTGAATGCGAGCTTCACCTGATGCGGTCTTGCTCCTCTTCCGCACATCTGAAGCCATAGCGGCATCGATGCTGTTGCTTTGTTGACGATGACAGTCTCTATGTCCGGCTGGTCGAATCCTGTTGTTGCAATACCGATGTTGTTAAGTATGGCATCGGGAGTGTTGGCGAACCATTCAAGTATCTCTTGCCTATCCGGTGAGTCGGCATCGAGGTGCTTGGAGTTGAAGCCTTGCTCTATAAAGGCAGCATTCACTTCCTTCGAGTGCTCTACATTGCAGTTGAAGATGATGGTCTTGCGTCCAGGCGCATGCTGCTTGTATGCATTGATTGTCGATTGTATGTACTTTGGCTCTTTGAACATAGCACCCATCTGCGCTTGGTCGAACTCTCCGGCCTTCATCTTTAGCTTAGCGCGATCTACAATCTTCTGAGAAGAATAGGTGCGCTCTGGGCAAAGGAAGCCTTGGTCGATTAGGTCAGGTATGTCAATGCCGCACACTATGTCATCGAAGTAGTTCTTCAGCGGATTGGTCTTTTTGGATGCAAGTGGAGTGGCAGTGAATCCAATTATGTACTGATCCTTGAAATGGTCAATCACCTTGGTGAAATTTCCGATGTGGCACTCGTCGACAATCACCATCCCTATGTTGGAGAACTGATTAAGTCGCTTGTATGCCGACTCAACCATTGCTATGTAAACTCGTGCGTGTGGTATTGACTTCATTCCGGCAACCACTTGCTGCGTTGGCTGCTTTATGGCCTTTGTCGCTTGAGTTAAGAGCTCTTCTCTATGTACTAGGATAAGGATATCTTTATCATTCTTGGCACAGTATCTATCACAAATGGCAGAAAAACATACTGTCTTCCCTCCTCCAGTGGCAAGCTGCGCCACCACCTTTTTATGGCGGCGAAGCTTATCACTTATGTTATTGATAAAACGCTCCTGATATGGCCGAAGTATCATTGAATGTAGGTTTCGTTGTAGTATTGTTCTGCGGTTTGATTTTGACAATCTCCTGCTAAATACGCTTGTGTTATCTGCTCCTTCTCCATTGCTTTGGTTTGGTTAAGTATATCCATTATGTATTTATCTGAGTATGGTTTTCTCATTTGCTCAACCAACCACTCAACCGCCGTTTGTTTCTTTTCGCTCATACAAACAATTTTTTAAGGTTAGGTTTTTCGTAAAGTTCTGATTTGATAATCTTCCCATCGGCGCGAAATAAAGCGTTTCCGTTAGCATCGAGTTTTGTCATGTTGCTACGGTGTACTTCGGAAAATGCAGCAGGGATAAGGTGGTCTATTCCAAGTTCAACAGCCGTACCGATTAGGATGTACATACAGTCAACAATTCCATCTAACGCTTCTACATAGTCGCCATTGATATTTGCTCTATGTAGTTCGCCTACTTCTTCATCGAGCAATACGCATCGTAGCATTGCCCTTTCGTCATTTATCCCTTCCCCTATCGGCTGCTTGAAAGCGGTATAAAATTCTCGGACTTGTTTGATTTGTTCAGTCATTGGTATTCTTTTTAAATTTACTCAACCATTGTTCAAAATTAGTATCTCCTTCTCTCGCTTTATACAATCTACCAACATTAAAAGCCCGCTTTAAATCCTCCTCGCTATACATTCTTTCAGCTTGCCATTTAGCACCCATTTCAAAAATGTCTGCATCATTTAATGATAGGTAATTGGAATCTAAAATTCTTTGTTTAGCTTCTTCAAGTGTTTCTTGTTTAAAAATAGAACCATCTGATTTTTTAATTATCAAACCTCTTTCTGTTTCTTGTTTAGGTTCTTCTTTTGGAATGATAATTTTGTAACCAAATTTGTAACCATCATACCATCTTTGAAACTCAACATACTCACAACTTGGATTCTTCACAAACCATTCTAAGAACGTATCATCAATAGCCTGCACACCATCATCAATAAGGTCTTGGTCTGTTGTTAGGATGATTTTTTTAAGGTTATCAGTATTTAATTTTACTAAATATTGAACAATTTCTCCAGTTTTATAAATAACCCAATCTCCTTCTTTAATTTCTTCATCAGAAGTGATGTAGATATGTCTTTTATGAAGCCAATCATCATAGGGCTTATCTAATAGTCTAAACTCATTTAATAATGTTGAATGGACTATTAACCTACTCGGTTTATCTGTTGGTAACAAGTGTACGTTCTTCATCTCACTTCACTTTAGGCGTTAGTACATATTCTACCCCATCGAGCGTTATTTCTTTCGGTTGGGTTGGTTGTTCGGGTTGGAGTTCGCGCCAAAGTTTCCAAGAAGATGCATATTTTGCCTTTTTAGAATCTTCAATGGTTTCTACCGCATTCCAACAAATAGCAAGATTATTTTTAATGGCAATTAAAACTCGTTTATGCCAATATTCACCGCTATGTGTTACCTCAATCACCCGTTCCTGATTCTTCTCAAATGGGTTGGTGAGGAAGAGGTCTGGGTTGGGATGATTTACCGAAAATTTACCGTCTTCAGCAAATGTTACATCATCTACTACACCATTGACATCAGTTATATTGCATACAATAGGATAATAGGAATTTTCCTTTCCATTTAATGAAGTTAACTTAACTTCTCCCCAATGCAGCGAATACAACTTCTGCCCGACTACAAGATTATCAAATACAATGTCTGTTTTCATGTGTGTAATTGTATTAAGTTTTCAATGGTTTTATTTCGGTCTGTAGACTCCAGCACCTTGATGATCATCGATGCTATTTTTAGTGCTTGCACTTCCGTCAGCGATTCATTCACGCTGAAGTAGATGGTTGCTTCAATGCTGGCGTTGTGACCGTCAACAGTCAGCACATTAATTGATGAGGTATTCGTCTCTATTATCCGGGTTGTCATGTTTAATTGGGTTAGTCAATCCAACGAAATCGGTTATTTAATTCAGCACCTTCTGCAAGTGTACCATCTGTATTTGTTTTAAAATACCATGGATCATTATTTACTCTCCATGCCTGAGGAGATTTACCCCATTTATTAACCTTACCTCTTAATTTATTTCCCTTATGCATAATAAGCTCAAATTGTCGCCCTTCATTAATTTTGAAATTAATATTATTGGCATCTTTAATCCAACCGCCTTTCTCCCCTAAAATCCTATCTACCTCAACATTAATTTCGGCGAGTTTAGCCACAGCACCTTTAGCGATGTCGAATAGTTTGGCGTTAGCTATCCGATAGGCTCGGAGTTTAATAGCAAGGTAAGCAGCGAATAATGTTGCGAATATCCAGCAACATATCAGGTAGATGTATAGTTCGTTGAGTGCTTTCATGGGGTTATTTTTTTTCGATATCGTAAATATCGTAAGGTGTTTGAGGTTTGAATTTAGTTATCACTATTCCTGGTGTGCTCCAGACATATTCGACGTAGTTTATGTTCTCCTTAAGCGAGATGAAGACAGTCATGTCATCGGTGCTATTGTACATCATCTTAAGGTGATGGAAGTTCGTCTCTATGTAGGTAAAGTTTCGATGCAAAAAGTAATGCATCACGTTTCTGAATTGATGGTTCTCAAAGCCCTCTGTGCTCCAAGAACTCTCTGATGAGTTGCTTTGCTGATTCAATTTCTTCCTTGTTATGGCGGTGAATAAAGAACTCTCCTTTGAATTTATTCGGCACTCCTATGTAGTAGAAGTTTGAAGGATCAAATCCAGTAAGGTATGAGTACCATACTGCTTGGATGTGGTTGTAATGGCTAACCATGTCATGAGCAAATGCGCCCAGGCTAGTGCAAGATGTTGTCTTGATGTCGGCATTAATTGAGAACATTGGACAGTGCAAATCAAGGATCCCTTTGGCCTTCACTATGCGCCCATCAATCATAATGTCCTCGATAAAGGTGATCTCTTTAGATGAGTTCTCAAATATCACCTTGAGCATTGGGTGCTCCATTATCGACTTGTATACAAGTGCCGCTCTCTCAGGCATATCTTGCGGAGCAGTCTCAAGAAGGTTGCGATGGAATTCCGCTCCTCGCTCAAGAGCTCCAGCAGCATACTGAATGCTGCCGGTAAAATGCCTCTTAATGCTCGATGCATTGATTGCATCTATGTTGTTGTAGGTATCGCGGCTCATGCTTCTATCTGTCTTTTGTCGAGTGGAATAAATCCGCTTCCGTTTCCGTGCACTACCTTCATGAAGTCAACCTCAATCTTGGCCGAATTAACAATTACCTGGGCAATGTCTGCTATTGCTTTTGCCTTATCAATTTCGATATCTCCTTCTTTAAGCATCTCAATCGCTTCAAAAAGGTGATCTCTTAGATCTTCGATTTTATTTCGCGCCATAGCTTGTTGAGTGTTTTAATTGTTTGTTGAACTGGTTCAGGGTACTTGGTGATTCGATTTCGCTCCATGTTTTCCACCTTGGTGATGGCTTCAAGGTTATCGATATCGAAGTTGCGCCTGTCTTTATCTTTGAACACTACAATCATGTGCGGCTTAAGCTTACCATGGTGCTGCTCGTAGATGTGCCGATGCTTTAACTCCCATCGTGTGTGCTCCGCAACTTTGACGTAGGTGTATCCATCCTCATCTATCCGCTCGTATCCAACTGGCATGTGGTTCGCTGGCACATGGCCCTTCTTGAATTGCGTCTCTTTACCTCCGATATCAAGGCCCTTCTTGCCCTTGTTCCATGGCTCGTGGCCCTTAGTAAATTGAGATGCTATATTGCTGGCTCTTAGCCTTCCGCTAGACTCTGTCGCTAAGTACTCATCTGTCTTCTTTAGCTTAAGCGAAAAGGCTTTTCCGTAGCACTTGGATACTGACTTGCCTACTATCTCTGCAACCTCCTTGGTCGACTTATTTGGGTAGTGTTCAATGAGCAGACGAATCTGCTCATTGGTCCATAACGTCCTCATATTATCCGATGACTTGAGTCCTATGTTCGTACACCTCAATGCCAAATATATTAGACACTC